GTAGTTTTGCAGCTGCATAGCAAACAGCGGCAAAAATGAGCGACTCGACCGCAAACGTTGACCCGTTACCCATACTCGAAAGTTTAGAGTAACGGATAACCGTACCGTCAGGTAACTGTCCCTGGGGGCTCCGAAGAGCACACAGGTAACAATACCATTGTTCAGGCAAGATTAGCTTTGCTATACGCAAACTAATCAAGTCAGAAGCAGACGACAGGTCAATTGTCGCCGGCGCAAAAAGCGTCGGGTCAAACGAACCTGCCCTAGCCAATTGCTGGTTAGGGATCTGGTTATCTAGGTCAATATGATACTTTCGCTTTAGGCGCCGACGTATATAACCGTCGGCTCCGAGTTGGAGCATCATATTTAACGTAGGTTCGATCGCGATAGGCCGGTCTTTCAACCGGTCCTTCCGTACCGTAGTTATTCGGTTGCCCGGTACAACGAGTAATACGTTGTTCCAGAAAACCTCCCAGTTTAGGACCTTATAGCTAGGGATATTGAATCGTTCCCGATAGGAACTTTCCAGTGCCCCTAGCCAAAGAGGATCCGACTGGATATAACTAATTGCGTACGGCCGTGCTGAAGCAGTTACACTATAAGGCCAATCTGCGTATTTCGCATATACAGATGGGATAGATAGTGGCTGCTGACAGACGGCGCCAGGCCCATGCCTGGCTCTACTCCATAGTTGTCCTACGTCCGGAAAAACCGGGCCGAGTACCTTGGAACAGAATTCGCGCATATGGCCAACAATGTCTGATCCATCAAGCTGTTTCCAGCCGATGGTATTATATTCAGAACATTGCTTGTCACAGGCAACGAAAGATGTGATAGCGCGACGCGCTTTCTCATCCTCTGAACCTGGGATATTCACTTTGTCCAACAAGGAGCCTACCTGCCTCAAACACGCGATCTTAGATGGCGTTGTTAGAGGGCTCTCGTTCAGCATCGTTGCTAACGAGAGGGACGCGGTGACTTCAGATAACATATCGAAGTCCCTACATTTACATGCGCATTTAATCGCAGTATCTGTAGCCGGGTCTAGGTAGTAGTGAACGTCCTGACGGAGAGTATCTTGTAAATTAAACAAGAACGTCTCTGTCAAGCTTACCCGAAAATTCAATCGGGTACGCCCACGTGAAGTGTTTCGTCTTTGATTTCCTGTGCTATGCGGCATAGGTCATCTCCTTCTGCCCGTTCGGGCGGTCGGTCGTGCACATGGACGTGGATACTGACTCCGTGATCATCCGTTAGCTCCTTGCTAACGTGTTTCACAACAGAGAGTATTCCACGCATTGCAGGTTTGAGTAAGAGCTTCAACACTCTTAGATCTCACCTGTTTCGATGAGAGGACGAGCAAACGCGTTAAAGTACGTATTGCTTGTCCAAGCGGAGTTCGTGATATCACGATCAGCGCCATGATTCTCATCCCATGGGCACACCCCGG